TGCGTAACTGTCCTGCGGCTACTGTAGCACTTAGTCCAAACTCCTCTCCCATCCTCTGCATCATATAGTGCTGCACATGAGGGAGCTTTAACGCCTTGGACGCAGTGACTCTTCCGCTCTCGCCACTCGCATACCCAGCTTGCGTGGCTGCTTCTGTAATACTACATCCACTTGCTACGATGGTGTCTACCAAAGCGGTCTGTTTATCAGTCAGTTTTCTCTCAGTGAATTGACCCATTCAACATCCTTTTCTATGTTCTGTAAGCTTCACATTGATCCTAAGTCAAGCAAGCGTTACATCTACTATATCGAAGCAAGCATCAAAACAATCATCTAGTGTGTATTATCCATTGCTACCATTGCTAGCCCCCCTCTCCCTCTCTCCCCCCATTGATGCCAGTTTTGTCAACTGCTTGTCAATATGTGACGTAGCGTAACTATGTAAATGACGTAGGGTCCTATGGGTTGACACGTTTGGGCGTCCGAGACGGCTGTCGTGAATCGAGCCTGTAGTCTCGACCCTATCGGGCTTCCATCCTGACGCAAGAGAAGAGAGAAGAGAGATGGAGTCTCGCTGACGCTCGACGAGGTGTAAGGGATTTGACCAACTCGAAGATCGCGTGCGGCCATCCCCGTCATGGAACAACCAGAACCTTATGTCAACACGGACGTGGTTGCGTATTGACATCAGAACCATGGCAATTCCCTGTCGTTGCTGTCCACCCTCTCACTTCGGGTCGGGCAAATTTGATAAGAAAGACATATAAACGGAGAAAATCATGTCAAAAATTATACAAGCAATCGTAGATACATACACTCATAGTACAGAACTATACATCACGACCAATAACCTAGATCGCCACGCTTCAAACGATGGATGGAAAGTTATAGATACTCTCAAGTTTCATGCAGAGCGTAAACTCAAGAGAGAAATACAAGATCTAGAGTTCTGGATTTCCAGACAGTCAGAGAGAGAGACCACCGCTAAAACTTGGATGAATAGGTATCGAAGTCAATTCAATGGTGATGAGATAAGCACCAATAATCTTCAAGCATCAGTCGCCAAGTATAAAGCCGAAAGCTTTGCTCTCATGTTAATGCAGTCTGAACTTTCAGAAGCCCAGTCAGCATATAAGGAAATGACCGGAGCAACTTACACAAGCATTGAGAGCAAACCAGACGCAGAGATGCCAGATGACATCAAAGCAATGTTTGCAGAGTTAGATGCTCTTGACGCAGCCAACGAGCCAGAGATCAAAGCTAAGAAGAAAGCTTAGACATTGGAGGGAGGTCGAAAGGCCTCCCAAAAATTTCGCGCTCGCTTCGCTCGCTTTTTATACTCTTGCGGAGAGGGCTTGACTTGCTGCATACGTGCAGCTAATATAACACTGTTAATAAAGGAGAAAACAAATGGCACGTTGGACTAGACAAGACTTTGAATTTGTTGCTGATGAGATAGCACCTTTCTTACATTGGCCTACTAACATCAAAGAACTATCACAAAAACTTAAGCGCATGAACCCAAGATTCGATGCGGATAAGTTTGAACGCAGAGCAATAGCTGCTTGGGAAGAACGCTATCAAGAAAGCTTGGAGGAGTTACAAGATGAAGTCCCATATTGATGCAATGGATCACATGTTAAATGACATATTCAAAAAAGTTTTCTGGGAACCTCTCGAACACAAAGAGAAAGAGGAAATCTTTTGTCCCAACTGTGATGGTTGGGGGTATGTTGAGCATGAGGTCAATGTACCTATGAGTTTTGATCGTGACGTTGGTTATATTGACGTCGATCAAATTGATTGTCCTGAGTGTGTAGGCACTGGGCAAAACCTAAGTCAACTAACAGAGGAGGGTTAACAACAATGTCAAGGGCAAAATACATTCCTTCACACTGCCCTTGACATCTTACTTTATGTTGCTCCATATATGCAGTATGAAAGCATACTTAGATACTGTCAGAGATCAAGCAAAACTAAAGGGTGTAGATTTATTTACTGCCTTTAAATATGCAGGTCTTCCGACATCTACATACTACCGAACGATCAATGGGCAAACTGAAATGCGGTTTAGTACCGCGTGTTCTGTTTTAGATGCGATAGATGAGCAACACAGAAAAGACGAAGCCGCCAAGCGTACCAAACAACTACGAGACTCTGGTCAGGTTGTTAATAGAAGCTCGGCACGAAAGGGCATTAAGCCAAGAAAGCTTAGCGCGTAAGATTGGTTGCACTGAATCTTTGGTTCACAAGTGGGAGCAGTTCAAGCGGATGCCTTCTGGGTTTATGTTAATGTGTTGGTTAGAGGCATTGGAATATGACATCGAAGCAATTAAGAGGTAAACCTGCAACCTGCAAACTATGTGGAGACAAGACATATTGGTATGTTGCAATACTAAAAGGCAACCATGAATCATCAATGCAAAAGTGTTGGTTCATTTGTTTGCACTGCTATGAGGAAGAGCCGTGGTCAATAGAAATAAAAATAAAGGAACTTACCATGAAAAGTGGTTCGTCAAGTGGCTTACAGAAATCGGTATCAAAGCGAAGAGGCAACCACTCTCAGGCAGCTTGGGAGGAGAGTATTCGGGAGACATCAAGCTCGAACTCAAAGGAAAAGAATTGGTGGGAGAAGTAAAGTATAGGGATGTATCAAACTTCCCAAGCCCATTCAAAGTATTAGAAGGTCGAGACATAGCCTTCTATAAAAGACGGAGAGGAACTCCGCAAACTTTAGTCATTATGTCTGGTGAAATGTTTGAACAATTAATGGAGAATCAAGATGGAATCACAGAACAAACAGATCAAAGCTCACCTTGAAGAAGGCAACAGTATCACTGCAATACAAGCATTAGAAAAGTTTGGATGCTTTAGATTAGCAGCACGTATCAAAGATCTAAAAGAAACTGGCATGGTCATTGATAAAGCTATGATTGCTAACAATGAAGGCAAGCATCATGCTGTCTATTGGGAGGTGAGTTAGTGATACAGTTTCAAGTTAAGAATATTGAAGTTCTTTTAGAGTGGTTAAAGACTTGCCCACATGACTTTGCAATATCATCAATGCAAGGTGGGTTTGTTCATGTAAAGTTTTTTGTAAATGGTGAAGGGAAAGATAGTGGCTCAGTTTAAAAGACTATCAGGTGACGCTTCTTCTTGGGATGCACATGTTAAACGAGCAAGCACCTCGCCAAGTCTTGCTGCGGAATATCGCAAGTCCTCTTGGAGAATAGATACACACAGAATTATGGCTAACAGAATTAAGAATGGAGAGGGAGTGGGACACTACTGGCTCGAAGGTAAACTCAAGAAAGAGTTGCTTGAGATGACAACAATAACTGAAGATGACTTCAAGAAATACCTTGACCCTACTGCACAAACGCAGTACACAAGACCTTACAATGATGGAGAAAATTAATGGAGCGTAAGGGTTTTATCGGTGGCTCTGATTGTGTAAAAATAATGCAGGGTAACTGGTTGGAACTATGGCAAGTCAAGACAGGTCGCGTAGAGCCTGAGGATTTGTCTGACAATATTGCTGTTCAACTTGGTGTGCATACTGAGCAGTTCAATTTGGATTGGTTTGCAAGACAGCATGATTGTGTTCTTGGTGGCTTTCAGTCTTCTTACAAAAAACAAATCGGTGATGTCCCTGTCAAGGGTACAGTCGATGCAATGAATGGAAGCAATCCAGTAGAAGCAAAGCACACTAATCCATACAACAACATGGATGATGCAATTAAATATTACATGCCACAGTTACAAGTGTATTCCAATTTAGCTCAGTCGGATGGCATCTGGGTATCAATAATTTTTGGGAATAATAAATGGGAGTCAGCATTTGTCTCATATGATGAAGAGTATTTCAATTCAATGTGGGCAGTGGTGTCGGACTTCTGGGGTTATGTGTTACGCAATGAAGAGCCAGTTGGTATTGACACACCGACACTCTCAACAAACCACATCCCGATTGATGATATGGTCGTGCGAGACGCAAGCAGAGACAACCAGTTCTGCTATGCCGCAGTTACATACGTCAACTACTACGAAAAGAATAGGGTCTTTGATAACGCAAAGAAAGACCTTAAGCAAATGGTCGGTGATAACGAACGAGAAGTATACAACGACCAGATCTCGGTGAAACGAGACAAACGTGGATCACTTAGAATAACAAGGAGAAATCAATGAAAGATCACGTCAAGTTACTAATCAAAGTGCGTAATGAAATACAGCCTATCAAAAAGAAAGGCAGTAATCCTCACTTCAAAAGCCATTACGCTACACTCGAGGATGTTATCGAAGCAGTAACACCACCATTGCAGGACAATGGGTTCTTCCTTAGTCACATCTGCGGCAAGGATGAGTTCGGTGCGTATGTATCTACTGAACTATTCCATGAGAGCGGGTTTACTTTGCAGACCAAAGTTCCGGTGGTCTTGAGCAAACAGGACATGCAAGGGTTGGGTAGTGCTATCACATACGCTAGACGCTACGGAATACTATCCATTCTTAATCTTCCTACTGAAGATGATGATGGTAACGATGCTTCCCGAAAGGTGAGCGGCTCCCCAAGTAAGCCGCAAACCGTTGGGAATATAAAGCACATAGATTTCTAATTCTTGAGGACTAGGAGGGGCTTCTTCCTAACCCGAAGAAGTAGATTGCTACACAAGTGGAGTAGTATACGACACTCTTTCCCTCTTTGAGCCAGACTGATGGGTGGCAGTTTTCTCAAGAACCACCCACTTAACTTAACAAAGGAGTCAGAAGCATGACAGAATACGACAACACAGATACAGGCGCAGCCTTCACACCATTCACTACACAAAGACTTATCTTGCAGGGTAAGATTAATAGTGGAGGCACTGACATGAAAGTTACCTGTGTTATGGACGAAACAAAAGACGGCAAGCAAATCATTGAAATATATCAGAAGGTCGGTGTATTATTTCAGAATGAAGGTATGAAAGAAGGAGCTCCAGATTATACTGGCCCACTGTTTGATGATAAAAGACTTGCAGCTTGGAAAAAAATGAAGGATGAAAAACCTTACATGTCTTTCTCTGTCTCAGATAAACTAGACAAGGGTCAGTACACAGAAGGTAAGTCTTCAATTGGTGAAGATAAGATCCCATTCTAATAGCGGTCACGCTTAGTAGGTTTTCTTCTCCGTTCCCTACT